ACCAATACACCCCGAGCGCCGGGAAGTCCGGCCCGCAGGGACAGCCGGACGACCGGGTAGCGAGTCTGATCAGGCAATCATCGGAGAGCTGGCAGCAGTCGATGCGTGAGAACCCGCTGAACCGACTCCGCTACCTTGACGCTAAACTCGCCCGCATCGGCCTCGACAGTCCAGAGATACCCGAGCTGAAGGCCAGAGCTGGTGAGCTGATCCGCGAGTTGCCAGCCGAGGACGTACTTGGTGACCCCGGTTGCGTTGGGTTGGTGCGGCAGTTATTCGGCGAACGTGGCGTGCAGCGATTGCGAGAGAGGGTAAAGCGATGATCGTCGATGACCAATCACCGCCCGGCGCATGGGCGAACGAGATGAAAGCAGCACCGTGGGCGTTCGGCCAGCAGGAGCGCAATATCAGGCTCGCCCTGACCACGATCCGCAAGGCAGGGCTCTGGCATGAGGCCGAGGTGCTGGAGCGCCGTATCAGCGCCCTAGAGGCTGCAATCGAGGCACCGCTGAAATGACGTACACACACGCCGGGTCATTGCCGCGGCACCTGTACGTCTGGATCGAGCCGAATGCGATCGGACAACACGATTGGCTGCGGGCCGTCTGGTTCGGCATTACCAGCTATCCCGGTCGCGCATGGGGTTGCCATGTGCTACTCGAGTGCGGGGCGATCTACCGTAACGTACCGTTGCACAAGGTTGCGATGCGTAACACCGAGGAGGTGTGGCGACCGCAGGACGCGCAGACATGGGATGCGTATGGGTGGCAGTTCTCGACGATTGAGTATTCGTACCTGATGAGCAACAACGTGCTGGTCAAGCTCAGAGACAAGCGAGAGTTTGCCGGCGAGTATCTCTTCACGCTGGTGCCGATCGGCGATCCGTTCTCGGCAGCGCCGGAGCAGTCGAAAGAATTCATGTTCTGCGCGCTGGCGAACGGGCGCATTACCGCGCAGCCAACCAACCATGTGCTCGTCGCTGATCGATCGTTCACGACAGAGCTAGTGTGGCCGAAGTTTCTGGCCCGGCAAACAGACTGGTTTTCATCGGAGGAATAATGGGCGCAGGTCAACGTAGGAAGGGCGCGGCGGGAGAGCGTGAGCTCGCGCAGGTACTCTCGGAGCAGCTCGGCTGGGTGGTGAGTCGCAAACTCGGGCAAGCCAGAGACGGCGGCGATGACATCCAGACCGGCAAGTTTCGCTGGGAGTGCAAGCGGCGCAAGAAGCTCGCGGTGTACGAGTTCATGGATCAGATCACCGCGGCGTGTGGGTCGGGCGATGTGCCGGTCGTTGCCATGCGTGCAGACGGCAAGGGCTGGCTGGTGATGATGAAGCTCGAAGATGCGCTGCCGCTCATTCGAGGGGAGCTGCCGCAGCGATGAAGCTCAAAACGTGCGACATCTGTGGCACTCGGTACTATAAAAACTGCAAACAGGAGAAGAACCATGACGCGATCATTCAGCATCGACAGTTCCATCGACTCTATCGACTTGTCTCCGCGGCGGTCGATGACGCCAGAGCAAGAGCAGCGAAAGAGGCAAATTCTCTACCGGATAAAAGGCTTACGCGCAAACCTCGCAGAACTGGAGCGAGAGTTAAACCGCGTCGAACTTGGCCTGCCGGAACCTTATCGCTACGATCCCGAATGGTTGCCACCATTCATTCGGAGGGGCCATGAGGTTCAACATCAAGATCGAGGAAGTGGAGAACGTGGCGACGATCGCGGAGCTCGCGGCGACGGTACTTGATTACGAGCGTGTACTGCGTAGAATCGAAAGGTGGGGCCGTGACCATGAGCCAAGTATATGGGCGAGGGAGATTCTGGAATCGAATCAACGAAGGCTGGATTCCTAGCCGATGTGGTTTGGTTCGCCTACGCGAGCGTATCGATTGGCGTACTGGCTGGCCTCTGTTTCTCGGTCGCGTTTTGGGTATTTAAGATCCTGACATGAGCGATGGGATGAGATTGGTGCCGTGCCAGAACTGCAATGCTGCAGGCTGGATCGCGCACAACGGAGACTGGGTACGGTGCGAGGAGTGCAATCCTCTGCCGATCCCGAAGGCAACGGCCACGGTGTTGACATTCAGCCGCGGTGCCAAGGTCAGAAGGCCGGTAGTTGACAACGACCTGCCGCCGGCAGCGTGAGGACGATATGAAGCAAGGTTTGTACGCAGCGATCCACGCCAAGCGCGAGCGCATCAAGGCCGGAAGCGGCGAGAAGATGCGCAAGCCGGGCAGCAAGGGCGCACCGACAGCCAAGGCATTCCGCGAGTCCGTCAAGACGGCGATGAAGCGGAAATGAAAACGGCTGCGTGGCAGCGGAAGGAAGGACAGAACCCTAAGGGCGGGCTGAACGAAGCAGGAAGGGCCAGCTATGCTCGACAAACTGGTGGAAAGCTTAAGGCTCCGGTACGAAGTGGCGATAACCCGCGCAGAGCAAGCTTTCTTGCGCGCATGGGCAACGCTGCAGGCCCGATGGAGAAAGACGGAAAGCCAACCCGTCTCGCCCTCGCCCTCCGAGCGTGGGGAGCCAGCTCCAAGGAAGATGCCAAAGCGAAAGCGGCGGCGATAAGTAAACGAAACAAGGGAAAGGTTAAATAACCATGCCGCTAAAGAAAGGCTACAGCCAGAAAACCATCTCATCGAACATCTCGAAAGAGGTCAGATCTGGCCGTCCCCAGAAGCAAGCGGTGGCGATCGCCCTGAGCACGGCACGCAAAGCCGCACAGAAGGCGGGTAAGGGAATGGCCGCTCGCAAACTGATGCCGAAGAAGTAATGCCCGCTGGACGCCCGTCCATCTATTCGCAAGAGCTGGCCGACAAGATCCTGTCGGAGTACAGCCTTGGCCGCAGCATCCGCGACATCTGCTCCGAGGAAGGGATGCCAGACCGGGTGACCTTGTGGCGCTGGAGGAATGAGAATAAAGATTTTGCATCCGCTCTCGCGTACGCGCGCGAGGCAAACGCCGAGACGATTGAGGACGAGATCCACGACATCGAGCGCAAGGTGCTGACCGAGCAGGTCAATCCGCAGGCTGCGAACGTGGTGCTATCGTCTATGCGCTGGCGCGCCCGAGTGCTGCATCCAAGGCGATACGGCGACAAGGCCGAGGTCGAGCACTCGGGCAATGTCGGCCTGACGGTCAACGTGGTACGGCTAACCGATGCCGACAATCAATCTGCCAGCGAATAACTGGCGACCGCGGCATTACCAAGTGGCCGCATGGGCCGCGCTAGAAGGTGGCTGCAAGCGGTTGGCTATTGCATGGCCGCGGCGTCACGGCAAGGATGAGGTTGCTCTGCACTGGGCTGCGGTATCGATGATGACCCGCCCCGGCAGCTACTGGCACATGCTCCCGCAGGCTGCTCAGTCTCGCAAGGCAATCTGGGATGCAATCGACGGCCATACAGGCCGCAGGCGTATCGACAATGCATTCCCATTGGAGCTGCGCGAAACGACGCGCGAGCAAGACATGTTCATCCGGTTCAAGAACGGATCGACATGGCAGGTCGTAGGCTCGGACAACTACAACAGCCTCGTCGGTTCGCCTCCGGTCGGTGTCGTGTTCTCCGAGTACGCGATGGCAGACCCGAATGCATGGGCATTCCTACGCCCGATCCTTGCCGAGAACAACGGCTGGGCGATCTTCATCTCGACGCCGAGAGGCCGAAACCATTTTGCTCGCCTCGTCGAATACGCACGCCAAGACCCGCAATGGTTCGGGCAAGTGCTGACGGTCGAGGACACGAAGGCGATCCCGATGGACACGATCGCTCGGGAGCGCAAAGAGCTGAAGATGGAGCGCGGCGACAAGGAAGCCGAGGCCATCATTCGGCAAGAGTATTACTGCGACTTCGATGCAGACATACCGGGCGCGTACTACGGCGAGCTCATGCGATCGGCGGAGCTGCAGGGCCGCGTTGCATCCTTCCCGCATGTGATCGGCCAGCCGGTCGGCACCGCATGGGATATTGGCGTCGGCGATTCGACGGTGATCTGGTTCTACCAGTTCGTCGGTCACAAGATCCGCATCATCAACGTACTTGAAGGCTCGGGCGTCGGGCTCGACTGGTACGCCAAGAAGCTCCTGAGCATGGATTACGTCTACGGCGACACGATCTGGCCGCATGACGGGGCTGTGCGTGAGTGGGGCTCTGGCGTTACTCGAGTCGAGACTGCCGCGGGGTACGGGCTCAAGCCGCGCATCCTTGAAGCCGATTCGGTCGATGACGGCATCCAAGCTGTGCGTCAGATGCTGCCGGTGTGCGAGTTCAACGCCACGCCTGATCCGTTCCCAGGTGAGACGCCGGACGATGCCAAGGCGCGCATGACGCGAGCGATCGACGCGCTGCGCCAATACCGCAGGGAGTATGACGAGAAGGGGCAGAGATTCCGCGACAGGCCGCTGCATGATTGGACGTCGCACTTTGCAGACGCGATGCGCTATCTCGCCAAAGGTCGCCGGCCATTCAGAGGTACAGAGCGCAGAGGTCGACAGCCGGGTGCCGCTATAGCAGACTACGCTGTGTTGGGCTAGACTCGCGCCAAACCGTGAGGTGTCTATGTCTGGACTGTTCAAACCCAAGATGCCGAAGATCGAGCCGCCGCCGCCACCTCCCGAAACGGATGTCGCAAAGCAGCGCGAAATCGAATCCACCCGACTGCGCCGGCGTCGAGGCCGTGCCAGCACCATGATGTCGACCTCTGAATCCCGCCAGCAGGGCGGCGTGGCGACGACTAGACTCCTCGGAGGTGGCATGTAATGGCTACCAAAAAGATCACTCAGCTCACCTCGCTCGCTCAGGTCGACGTTGCCAACGGCAGCGACGTTCTTGCGATCGTCGACCTCGGTGCGTCAGAGACGAAGAAGGTCACCCCGCAGGCGCTCGTCGGTTCAGCCGCGAGCGACATGGTGGCGACATGGAATAGCGTCCTGACCGCCTTCAACGGCGTCAAGCTCAACGTCACGGACACGGCGTCGGATGCTACCTCGCGGTTATTGAGCTTGCAGGTCGGTGGCGTCGACAAAGCATTCATCACCAAGGCCGGCACGATGAACATCGCCGGCGCGCTGATCGTCTCCAGCGTCTCGACGCTTACGGGCGCGGTCACCGCGGTCAGCTCGGTCAAGTCGACGTCAGCCACGGCGGGCGTTGGCTATGGCACGGGCGCAGGCGGCGCGGTTACTCAGGCTACCAGCAAATCAACCGGCGTCACGCTCGATAACGTTTGCGGCACGATCACGATGAACAACGCCCAGCTCGACCGCGAGACTGCGGTGAGCTTCACGTTGACCAACAGCGCGATCGCGGCGACCGATGTGGTGGTCGTGAACATCAAGTCGGCAGCAACAGCGAATGCCTACAACGTCGCTGTGACGGCTGTGGCCGCTGGGTCATGCCGGATTCAAGTTCACAACCTTCTCGGCGGCTCCGATCTTTCGGAAGCTCTCGTACTTTCCTTTGCGGTCATCAAGGCCGTCGCGGCTTAACGGAGTCCCATCATGGCAACAGGCATTGTTTTGGCATCGAACGCCAGCGCGACGGGTAGCTGGTTTTTCTGGCCGGGCGGTCGCGGTGAGTTCCGCGTCGAAGGCACGTTCCCCGGCACGGTCAAGCTCGAATGCAAAGGGCCGAACGGCACCGCACAGGATGTCGGCACCAACACAACGTTGACCGGAGCTGGCGGCGGCATCTTCGAGCTCGGCGCTGGCGAGATCCGCTGCAACATTGCCACGGCGACCGCGGTCTACGCGATGGCATTGCGTATCCCTGACGGCGGCTTCTAAGCCAAGCCATGCGAACAGAAAGCCGGACGGCGGTACGCACGTTCATTCGCACGGCGCTGCGCACGCTCGGCGGGGGCGGTGGCGGCGGAGCATTCACCGAATACAAAATCTTCACCGCATCCGGTAACTGGACTGCGCCCACGGGCGTGACGCAGGTGGAATACCTTGTCGTTGCGGGTGGTGGTGGCGGCGGTGGCGCAGGGGCAACTTCGCCGCAGCGTTCCGGTGCTGGTGGTGGTGGCGCTGGCGGATTCCGTACAGGTACAGGCTTCAGCGTTACGGCAGGCACTAACTACACGATTACCGTTGGCGCAGGTGGCGCAGCAAGGTCGGTTAGTTCTACCGCGAACGGCGGCAATGGGTCCGATTCCGTATTTAGCACCATAACGTCCACAGGCGGTGGCGGTGGTGGGCAGGGCAACCCTAATGGAAGCGCCGGGGCTAACGGCGGCTCTGGTGGCGGCGGCGGTGCGGGTGGTGGTTTCGTTTCGGGAGGTACTGGCAACACTCCTTCAGTAAACCCGTCACAAGGTTCAAATGGCGGGGATTCTCCGGCTAATGGCGGTGGAGGTGGTGGCGGCGCTTCCGCGACTGGAGCGCAACCCACGCCCGGATTAGCCGGCAATGGCGGAGATGGCACGGCCTCGTCAATCTCTGGCGCGTCTGCGACGTATGCAGGCGGCGGCGGTGGCTCTGATTATTTTGGCGGCGCAAACACAGGCGGCTCTGGCGGCTCTGGCGGTGGCGGCTCTGGCGGCGGTTTCGGCCCGAGTAACTTGTCTGCGGTTTCTGGCACGGCTAACACCGGAGGCGGTGGCGGCGGCGTAAAAGCGGCGAGTGGCGAAAACTCTGGCTCCGGCGGCTCCGGCATCGTCATCCTCAAGTACACCGTACCCGTACAGTCTGTCGTAGCCACGTTCACCTCTACCGGCACATGGACTGCCCCGAGCGGCGTCAGCGAGGTTGAGTACCTTGTCGTCGCGGGTGGTGCAGGTGGTGGTTCTGGCGTTCCCGGCGTTAGTTCTGGTGGCGGCGGTGGAGCGGGTGGATTCCGTACTGGCACAGGTTTATCTGTAACAGCCGGAACTGACTACACGATTACGGTTGGAGGCGGCGGCGCTTCTAGCACAAGCGGATCTAATAGCGTTTTCTCAACTATTACCTCAACCGGAGGCGGGCGAGGGGCTGGTGGCGCACCAAATGCCGCTGCAACGGGTGGCTCTGGCGGTGGTGGCAATGATGCTGCGGGTGGCGGGACTGGGGCTGCTGGAAATACTCCAAGCACAGCGCCGTCGCAAGGAAATGCCGGTGGAAATGTCGGCGTGTTGGGATGTGGAGGCGGCGGCGGGGCTGGCGCAACCGGATCAAACGGATCTGTAAATGTCGGCGGTGGCGGTGGAAACGGAACCGCGTCATCCATTTCGGGCGGCTCGGTTACCTACGCGGGTGGTGGTGGCGGTGGCGGTGCATCTGCCCCTGTTGCGCCGGGAGGCTCTGGCGGCGGCGGCACCGGCGGTCAAGGGCCAAATAATGCAACTGCTGGCGCAGCCAACACAGGCGGCGGCGGCGGTGGCGCTATTGGTGGCGCGGCTCCCGCTGACGTAGGCGGCGCTGGCGGCTCCGGCATCGTCATCATCAAATACAACATCGGCTCTGCCTCAATCTTCACCTTCAAGTCATCGCAGAAGTGGACTGCACCTGCGGGTGCGGTGAGCGTTGACTACCTCGTTGTAGCGGGTGGTGGTGGAGGTGGGGTTGGCGGATTAAATTTATATAACGGCGGCGCAGGAGGGGCTGGCGGCTTCCGTACCGGCACGGCGTTGACTATTACTGCTGGTAGCGAGTACACGATTACCGTTGGCGGTGGCGGGGCATCTAGCACTAATGGTTCCGATAGTATTTTCTCTACCATAACCTCCACGGGCGGTGGTAAAGGCGGCACGGGTAGTCAAGGCGCAACCGGATCAAGTGGTGGTTCTGGCGGTGGTGGCGCATCACATGGATCGGCAAATGGAGGCGCTGGCAACACACCGTCAGTCAATCCTAGTCAAGGCAACAATGGCGGTGCCGGTAGCAACGATGCGCCGAACTATGGTTCTGGCGGCGGCGGCGGTGCTTCTGCTGTAGGTTCTGCGGGGACATCAACTGCTGGCGGTAACGGTGGCGCAGGCACCGCTTCAAGCATTTCCGGCGGCTCTGTTACTTATGCAGGCGGCGGTGGCGGCGCTGCATCAGCAGGAACAGCGGGAACCGGCGGCTCTGGTGGTGGCGGTAATGGTGGCGTTGCCGCAGCAGGCTCTGCTGCTACAGTCAACACAGGCGGCGGTGGCGGCGGAGGATCGGGACTCGGCGCGGCTTACGCAGGCGGCGCAGGCGGCTCCGGTATCGTAATTCTCAAGGTCAACTTCACATGAAAACATATCAACTGATGGGCATTGATACCGCGATGCACTTGCTGCGTCCCGGTGCAAAGTGGGAAATCAGCAACCGCGAAATCACCCGCTGGGAAGATCCGCGACCGAAACCGTCGTGGGACGAGATCATGTTCACGATTGAAAAGATCAAGGAACTTGAGGACGCGGTGCCGACGATCCTGCTGCCCGAGCAGCAGAAGGCGTTTGAGGACTATGTTGAGCAGATTGAAAAGGCGGTCGCGTGAATCTGTATTCCATATTCCCGACGGCGGTTGCCAAGTTTGAACTCGGGCGCGACTTCAGCCCCGAGGAAACTGCCTTTGTGGACTCGCAAGAGACGCACAAGAACCAAGGCAACACCACAAGCAACGACCGCTATGTGCTGCGCCACGACACGATGGCAAACCTCAAGGCGTTCGTAGAGGCAAGCGTGGCCGAGTATCTACAAAGTATCTACGCGCCGAAAAACGAGGTGGGCTTACGCATCACTCAGTCGTGGCTCAACTACTGCCAGCCCGGTCAATGGCACCACAAGCACGCGCATCCCAACAGTTTCATCAGCGGCGTTCTTTACATGAAGGCTGCTCGAGAGCGCGACAAGATCTATTTCTACCGCGACGGCTACCAGCAGATCAAAGTCCAGACGGACAACTGGAACCTCTACAACAGCGAGAGCTGGTGGTTTGAGGTCGGTGCCGGCGACTTGATGCTGTTCCCGTCCAGCCTCACGCACATGGTGGAAGCCGTGCAGCAGGAGCGGGTATCGCTATCGTTCAACACTTTCCCGGTCGGTTATGTCGGGGAAGAAGAATCGCTCACGGCGTTGCATCTTGAGAATCCTCAAGGCGCAGCGTAATGACTTTCCAGAGTTTTACGCGGAGTACAGTATTGATGATCTAGGGATATTCATGGACAAACTGCCGGTCGCCTTTTTGCCAATCATCAAGGCCGACATTGAGCAGCGAGGCATGGTTTACCCGATCATCATTTTCAGTCCTTACGAGCAGTACCAGGCCGACCCGAATCCGGTGCTGCCCGCAAAGACGAGTTGGAGGCGAGAGATACTGCGGGTGTACATGGGACACAAAAGGGTGTGGGTAGCAAGGGAGTTAGGTTACTCGCACATTTCTGCGTACCATGTACGGACCGACAAGCAGGCCCGAGCGTTATGCGGGCATACGACGATTAGAGAGTTTTGCCCAAATTGAGGAGTAACTGAAGTGGCCCACTACGCAGAGTTAGATGAGAACAACGTCGTTAAGCGCGTCATCGTCGTCGCCAACAAGGATACGGCGGATGCCAACGGCAACGAAGTCGAAAGCATCGGTGTGGCATTCTGCCAGAAGCTGCTCGGCGGCAACTGGAAGCAGACGAGCTACAACGGCAGCATCCGCAAGCACTACGCCGGGATCGGCTACAAGTACGATGCCGCGCTGGATGCGTTCATCCCGCCGCAGCCGTATCCGTCATGGACGCTGGACGCCGACTGCAACTGGCAGGCTCCGGTGCCGATGCCGTCTGATGGAGAGATGTATACTTGGGACGAAGCTGCCCAAGCATGGGTTTCGGCTCCGCAGGAGTAAGCGATGGCAGAGTCACGCGCAGCAGAAGTCCTTGAGGGCTATGACCGGCTGAAGGGTGCGCGTGGCACTTGGGAGCAGCATTGGCAAGAAGTCGCCGAGCGCGTCTGGCCGACGATGGCCGAGATGACAGGCTGGCGCACGCCGGGCGAGAAACGATCAGAGAAGATCTTCGACTCGACCGCCCAGCGCGCCTTGCCGCGATTTTCTGCTGCAATGGATTCGATGCTGACGCCGGCCACCCAGATGTGGCACGGACTGCGTACCGGCATCCCAGAGCTCGATGACAACGTGGCTGTGCAGCGTTGGTGTGATTCCATACGCGACATCTTGTTCCGCCAGCGATATGCGCCGACTGCGAACTTTGCGAGTCAGGCATTCGAGTGCTACATGAGCCTAGGTGCATTCGGCACCTCTGCGCTTTTCATCGACGAGATTCCCGGCGTGACGCTGCGATACCGCGCGATCGCGCTCTCTGAGTTAGTCATCGATCTTGACCATACTGGCCGCGTCGACACCGTGTATCGCTGCTTCCAGCTCACGGCGCGACAGGCGATGCAGATCCCCGGCTGGGCTGACAAGCTGCCGCGTGGCATCAAGTCCTCGGCTGAGGCGCGTGCGAACGATATGTTTGAGTTCGTGCATTGCGTGAAGCCGAACGGCGACTATGTGGCCGGTCGAGCTGGCCCGCAGGGCATGCGCTATCAATCGCGCTACGTCTCCCGTGAGGGGCAAGTGTTGCTCGATGACAGCGGCTATCGATCAATGCCGTATGCGGTCGGGCGCTACGTCACCGGGCCGCGTGAAATTTATGGGCGGTCGCCCGCGATGGAGGCTCTGGCCGACATCAAGTCTCTGCAAGAGATGGAAAAGACCATGCTTCGGATGGCGCACCGCATGGTCGACCCGCCGCTCATTCTCGCCGAGGAGGGCGCCCTTAATGCGTTCTCGGTGCGCCCTAATGCATTGAATTACGGCTACCTCCGCGAGGACGGCACGCCGCTGGTTCAACCGCTGCAGACGGGAGGCAATCTGCCGATCGGCATTGAGATGTCGGATCAGAAGCGCAAGGCGGTGAACGATTCCTTCCTTGTGACGCTGTTCCAGATCCTTGTCGAGAGTCCTCGCGTGATGACCGCGACCGAGGTGCTGCAGCGTGCGCAGGAAAAAGGCGCGCTGCTTGGCCCGACGATGGGCCGTCAGCAGTCAGAGTTCCTTGGCCCGATCATCGACCGCGAGCTCGACCTTCTTTCGGCTGGTGGCGATCTGCCGGTGCCGCCTCCGCAGCTCATGGATTACATCATGGGCGGTGGCGAGATCCTGCCGAAGTACACCGGCCCGCTCGCCCGGCTGATGAAAGCCGAGGAGGCCGCTGGCATTCTGCGCACGATCGAGGCGATCCTGCCGGTCGCGCAGGCGTCTGGCGACATGACGGTGCTGCGCCGCATCAATGCGGATCAGGCGGTCAAGGTCATTGCCGAGGCCAACAATGTGCCGGCAAAGGCGCTGCGTACCGACGAAGAGCTCGAAGCGATGGACGCCGCGCAGCAAGAGGCCGCGCAGATGCAGCAGCTTTTGGCCGCGGCTCCGGTCGCAGGGCAGGCCGCTGAGAGGTTTGCAAGGGCGGAGCAGATCGCTGCGTCTGCTCCAAGACGAGCTGTGCCGGGAATCTAAGTCATGGCGAGCGATAACGACATTCTTGGAATGCGTTTGGATTTGCTGCATGAGGATGTCGGCGAGATCAAGACCGCCCTCGGCAAACTCTCGGATGCGATTACGAAGCTCGCGCTGGTCGAGCAGAGCCAGTTACAGACAGCCGAGGCGCTGGAGCGCGCATTCAAGGCCATCGAGCGCGTCGAGAATCGGCTGATGAAACTTGAGAATGCGAACGTCACAAACAGCGAATCGGCCAAGTGGGTCGACCGCGGGGTTGTCGCGCTGGTGTGCGCTGCAGCGGCGGCGATTGCCAAAACAGCAGGGCTGCTCTGATGTGGGAGACATTGCTTGGCGGTGTGTTCGGCGGCGTGCTGCGCCTTGCACCGGAGGCGCTGAAGTTCTTCGACCAGAAGAATGAGCGCAAGCATGAGCTGGCAATGCTCGAAGCTGAGATGAAGTTTGCCCAGGTGCGCGGCGAGATCGCCATGCGCCAGACCGAAGCGCAGATGACGATGGCCGAGGTCGAGGCGATCGGCGAGGCATTCAAGGAGCAGAGCCAGACGGCGCAAGCTGCTGGCAAAGTGGTTGCTGCAATCTCCGCGCTGGTGCGCCCGTTCGTGACCTACCTTTTTGTGGTTGCCTACGCGGCGGTCAAGGTTGCTGCATTCCTAATCGCACTCGAGCAGAACGGCGACTGGAAGCAAGTTCTCATAACCATGTGGAGCGTCGACGACATGGCGGTGCTGAATATGATTCTCAGTTTCTGGTTTGTTGGCAGAGTCTATGAGCGCACTCGATGAGGCGGTAACGCAAGCTGCTGTACTCTGCCGGCACTTTGAGGGGTTCCGATCTCGACCATACATCTGCCCGGCTGGGTACCCAACGATCGGCTACGGCACAGTTTGGAAGCCAGACGGAACGCGAGTCACGATGGATCATCCGCCGATAACCAATGCCGAGGCTGACGCATGGCTGGTCAGCGAGCTGCGCAGCAACTACGGCGCTGGCGTGCTGAAGGCGTCTCCCGGTTTGATTGCGCATACCAGCGCACTCGCGTCAATGATTGATTTCGCGTATAACCTCGGCGTGGCTAGATACAGGGCCAGCACTCTGCGAAAGCGGGTTGACGCAAAAGATTGGGCGGGCGCAAAGGAACAGCTCGCCAAGTGGGTGCGAGGCGGTGGCAAGGTGTTGCCGGGATTAGTACGGAGGCGCGCCGCGGAGGCTGCGTTGTTCTGATGCCAAAAAAGATGCCAGTCGTTCAGATTGAAGATGGCAAGTGGTATCGAGTCAAAGGCTATACGCACACGGAATGCTGCGACTGCGCGCTGGTGCATAAAGAGGAAATTAGGCTGGTCGACGGCCATCTGGAATGGCGCGCCATGCGAGACGACAAGGAAACCGATAGACGTCGGAAAGAACTTGGAATCAAGGTAACTCGTAGGTAGATCATGCCCAAGGCAGCTTGTTCGGATGACGAATTCATATCCATTTGGAATCGGCTGGGAAGCCCGATAAAGGTTGCGAAGTTCCTCGGCGTCAGCGATCGAGCTGCGCAAGAAAGGCGTCGCAGGATAGAGCTGCGCTGCGGCGTGCATCTCGTAACCAAAGAGCGCAACCGTCCGGTATCTCAAGATGAGATGAAGGGCGCAAGGCTCGACGCGGTTGCTGCCGAGCGTGCGCGCAAGTACGAAAAAGACATGACGATGGATCTTGAGGACGGGGTCGTACTGGTGGCCTCTGACTGCCACTATTGGCCGCAGGTGGTAACGACAGCGCATGAGGCGTTCTGCAGACTGGCAAAGGCGCTGAAACCGAAACTCGTAGTGCTGAACGGCGACATCCTTGACGGCGCTCGCATCTCCCGTCACGCGCGCATCATGTGGGAGAAACAGCCGGAGCTGAAAGATGAGATCTATGCGGTGCAGGATCGGTGCGCTGAGATTGAGCGCGCTGCGGGTAACGCTGCTTTCGTGCGCACGATCGGCAACCACGATGCGCGATTCGAGAACTACCTATCCAGCCGGGTGAGCGAGTTCGAGGAGATGACCGGCATGACGCTGCTCGATTACCTGCCTCGCTGGCGGGCGGGTTGGGCGCTGCACCTCAACCACGGCACGAAAGGTTGGACTGCAATCCGGCACAGGCCGGTCGCTGGCGGCATTCATTCTGCCTACAACTCGACGCTCAAGGCTGGCGTGAACTACGTTCACGGGCATCTGCACAAGCTGCAGGTGACGCCGTGGGCTGACTACCGAGGACGTAGATACGGCGTAGATACGGGAACGATGGCCGAGCCGTATGGGCCGCAGTTCAACTACACCGAGTCCGGCCCGGTGAACTGGGCGTCTGGGTTTGCGGTGCTGACCTTCCACAATGGCGTGATGCTTGAGCCGGAACTTTGCGTAGTGCAGCACGGCGCGGCATGGTTCAGAGGTGCGCAGGTATGAAAATGATGCTGCTCTGGTTGCTGATTGTTTTGCAGGTCGTCGATGCGCTAACAACGATGAAGATTCTTGAGAAAGGCGGGCGCGAGCTAAACCCTGCGATGGACTGGGTCTTTCGCAAGATCGGCGTGCTCGAAGGGCTCTTTATCGTCAAGACGCTGGTTTGCGGAATATGCTGGATATGGATGGAGTTCATCCCGGTCTGGGCGTTCCTGTTTCTGATCGGCGCGACCTCGCTGGTCGTTCATCACAACATCAAGCAACTGCAAAAGTGAGCGAGTTCCAGCAGGCGTGGCAGGCACCGGAGCTGTGCCGCAAGTGCGTTTGGTTCTGCCCGTGGAATGGGCAGGGCTACGGGTGCGCGCACGATACCGT